ACTACCTCAATCCTCAAAGTCGAGCCACTGGACTTGGGGCGGAAGGCCGGCGCGGAGAATATTTCGACCCCTTCGGTTATTTGGGGTATAGTGTCGTCAGTTGGGAAACTCGCGAGAGAGTTAGTCCCTCTTCCGATTTGATGGACTATGCTGTCAGACAACAGTTCAAACTCATCTGAGCTGTTGTTGAAAATTTGAGATATAAATCTCCATGACTCGTAAGGGTGATATTCCCCTAGCATGAAAGCCGATTCATCATACGGTTTTTTATTAGATATTTTAGTATCTCCGTCTTCCGTCACATATAAATAATATCTAGTGCTAACCGTTCGAGTAACTCCCGTTTCAAAACTAGCCGCTGCCGTCCATTTGACGAAATTAAAATCATAAAATAGAGAATTCCCGTAGACTGATACCGCGCTAGATTTTTTGGACGTACGGATAGTGTCATCGTCTTCTAATGTTAAAGATAATGTATTAAGATCAGAGTATATTTTACTATAGTACTCAGGTCGGACCCCTAAACAATCAGTATCATCACAAACTACATACCCAACAAAAGTCCTCCCCAAGCTAACAAATGCCGAACCACTATATCTTTTCCATAAATTGGTGTTTAGATCATACCAATAATCTCCGGTGGAGGGGGAAGCAGGCTCAACAGTTGACGTTATAGGGTTAGTATATGTTATATCTAGAGTAGTTGTGTCGTTATCGGCAAATATAAATCCAAGGCTGAGTATTTCAAGAACTTCATTATTATTTAAGTCAGCTCGGACAATAGGGTCTCCCGAATCGTCAAAAAAGAATCCTCGTCTAGCAGTAGTTAATTTAGTTACCGATTCGATATAGCATATAAATAATTCATTTGAAGTGTTATTTTTTAAAGCAACATATTCCCCAACTTTATCTGTTAGCTCACTACCCATCGCATCTACAGTAATAGAACTTCCATCCTCACCTAAAGTTTGGGTGTAATCTGCTCCAGCTAATGTAGTGTCGTTTATTAGACATGTATTGTTTGAACTAGGTGCTGCTGTAAGGCCTGAAGTAGTTATGTCAGTTGTAAAAACTACTTTCGCAGCATTTATATCTAATACCAAATCTGTAGCTGCTGCGTTCAAATCAAAAGCCAACCCCCCACCAGTTCCTGCAGGTCTAAGAAAGTCTGGGAAATCGGATGTGGACCTCACTGCTCCAGATAGAACTCTATTATCAGGTGTAGATATGCCTCCTATTTCTAATTTCTTTTGCCCTACTACTAAATCCCCAACTAACACATTTGTAGATGTTGCATCCAAACTAACTACCTTAGTCCCCCCAGCAGGATTAATCCCTCCCGTGAAGAGATCTATTTGGTCGAAAGCAGATATTTGAACATCTCCAGAGGAAGCAGTTAGTCCAGATAGATTAAGTGATCCAAAACTAGCTGTACCACTTACATCAAGATTGCCCCCAACAGTAGAGTTCCCAGTTACAGCTAGATTAGCTGAAGCAGTTAAATCTCCTACAACAGTTAATCCAGCAGATACGGTAGCTGACCCATTTGCGTTTAATTTCAGATTTAATGCTTGAGTACCTGATTGGGTAGTAAAGAAGCTTAACGATCCAGAATTCTGAACACTGTCTTCTCTAGTTACTTCGATCTTAGCAATGGACTGATAGCTTCCTTTAGATAAGAAATCTATTACACTATGTACTGTCGATGCTGTAGCTGTTGCAGGAGTGGATATAAAAGATAATCCCCCTACTTGATCAGCTACTTCAGTTGAGATAGTGAAGTTAGTTGTGAGTGATTGTGGGTTAACCGCAGTATTAGATCCTATCCCTCCCACATTAGCATCTATTCTAAGTAACTTATTCCACTCATCTGCCGTGAAAAGAGATCCTATTGAGGATGCTGCGTTTGTATTTTTTGCCATAAAATTATAGGTCTATTGTTATACTAGGTACGGTAACAGTTATTCTCGAATCAGTGCCTGAGACACCAATATATATATTTTGAGGTGTGTGTAGAACACATTCCCCATTTCCCCTGATTCGAGAATTCGCTGCAGATCCAACTCTAGAGAAAGTCACAGCCTCTCTAGCGGATGAGGTGGAGGTGTTTTTGATAAAAACACCTCCAACGTTTAACACTGCCGTGTCGTTTCTGATATCCGCCGTCCATCTAGCCTTAATAGCTATAGGTGACAGTAATGTAGTGGGAGTAGTGTTTATCTCAGATGTTATATTAACCGCTATACGGTTATCGTTAACTTCCACTGTTTTTACGTTATTGACTTGAAAATAAGGATTAATATGGGATGAAGAATTGTTGTAATTATCAGTCACCCTTCTAAAATAACTATACCCCGTAGGTAAAGTAGGGGACGATAGGGATAAACTGAATAAAAGTTTTGTATCGTCAGTAGCTGGGTTGTACACAACATACAAATAGTACCAAGTATCGCTCGCTTCAGACCCGGTATCCAATCCCCCAATCCCTGAAACAGCCAAATCACAGACCAATGCACTCCCTACACTAACTACCAATGATTGTTGGGAACTATTATACACTGTGATAAAATCGGCGGTAAGGTCTACCTGATTGTTGGGGTTAGTTACGTTATTTTTTAGTCTAAGATTTCTATCCCTAATATTGTTGGCAGAATTTAGCACATCCTCAAACAGTACAAAGTCAGTACCATCATAAGTACATTTGTAGTATCTATTCTGAATAATGTCCCCTGAAACTAAGTTAGACTTACTTCCGGTAGCATTCAGTTTTTTTAAGGTCTTTACCCCAATTGTTTCAATATTAATTGTGGCAGATGCGGTATTTGTACTGCCTGCCTTAAATCTAGCTTGGAAACCTGTAGTGTACACAGTTGGTTCATTGAAAGTGGATACTTTAGATAAAACATAAGCAGTACCACTACCACTATCCGTAAAGAAGTTACTTCCCGCCGCATAGTTAGCTACTGATTTACCTACTTGATTGTTCTGCCCGTCCACAATAGACTGTCCGCCTGATGTTATCATATTCTTTAATGGCCGAACTACCTGATTATATTCAGTAGCATCTACTGAGTTACCAGTTACTTTATCGTCATACTTTGCCATAATTACTACACAAAATTAATTTCCACTTCACATTGTAAAGGGACTATTTCTTTAAAAAGATCTATAAGTTGATTGGGTAAATTATCTCCCAAAATGAATGGTAATGTCAAAGTCAGTGCTCTCGGATCAGTTAGCCCCCCTATATCAAATATAATAGTCTCTCTAGCGCCTGCTCCTGATGTTTTAGGTCTAGCCACTACTGATACCCCAGCTACCGTACCTATTCGTTCAAAGTCCTCTTTAGTTGATGCCCCTAGTGTAGCTAATCTAATTAGTATTTGTAGCCTTCGCAAATCTGGATCTCTAGTTTCGGTAAGTACATTGTCGGGCAGCCCCAATAGGGTTTCCCACTCTCGTAAGAACACAGTTGTTACAGTAGGGTCCAATTGTTTAAACATCTCATTAATAGTTTCCCTGTACCTATTAAATTGAGGGGCTAACCCATTTAGTAACTTTCTCCAGTTAGAATTATCTGAGTTATTAAGAGGGGTTCCTATCTGGGCAGGCACTTCAAATGGGACTCTAAGACCTGCCTCATTGGTAGCTACCTTATTCTTTAAAAGAAATAGAGGGCCTCCAGGAAGATATTGCGCTAGTACATCAGACTGTTCTTGGAGAGTTCGTTGTTTTATAAATTCTCTAGTCATATTTTATGGATATGAGATTGTTCCAAGAATAGCTATTTCCCCCGCACCAATCGTTTCATCTCCACTGGGCGCAGATAATGCGAATGCTGGCTGGTTACCGTTGGAGTCTAGTGTTGAAAATATAATATTATTATATTGAGTAGCCGTCACATTAGTTTCCAGAATAGTATTGTTCTTGAAGAAGTCGGTCAGTGATTCGGTTATAGCATTTTGCATATCATCAGTATTTGGTGATAATGTGGTGAATGAGAAGTCCATAACCACTGCAGTTGGTGGTGATACTATTAGATCAGCTTCTGCCATTTCTAAAGGCAACACTCCATCTACCCCAGGTACACCAGCTATAATAGCTGCTTTAACCACTGCTGCTTCCGAACTGCTGGGGATAGTACTGTCTGTATCATTGTCCCTCATGAAGTATATTGTAGCCTGTCCCGCTGCTGGAGTAGCTCTCTGAGGGAATACCCTAGTCACTCCAGCTACGTTTTTCTTTATAAATCTTGGAATACCTTGGATAGTAAAAGGTGCTGCTGAATTAGAAGTTTTGTCCAATAATCTAGCAGTTAGCTGAGGGGTTGTATCAGCGTCCCTTCCTCCACTAATAGTACTGAATTGGACAAAACCATCTGTGTTAACTCCCGACAACGGACTAACCAAACTAATTTGTATGCCTGAGTCCTGGTTGGAGGCTGCTGCGCTTAAAGATGATGTTAGTGAAACGTTAGCAGCGGTAAATGAAACAGTAATTGTTCCAGTAGCTGGAGTAGTTGGTGTTCCAACTACTTGATAAGTAAACGTATTGAGACCTGTAACTATTACGTCAGTAGTCAGGTTATACTCCGATTGATCAGAACCTGCTAGTGTAGTTGAAATACTGGTTGCCAGATTGTGATTGGAAGATGTAGTTACTGTAGCTGTACTACCTACTCTAGTTATTGATGTAATACCTATAGTGGAGGTATTTACAGTTGCGGATGCGTCGCTTGAATATTGGATACCACTTGGAGTAGTGAATGTTGTCCCAGCTAAAATAATAGCAGAAGCAGTCCCTTCTATTGTGATATTCCCAGATGATTGAGTAGCTTGCTGTTTGTTCACACCGTACAACCCCAACCATCTGTCTATATATAATGTAGTTGTTTGGGGGAAGAATTCATTTATGGCTTCTTGGACTAATCGGTAGTTATCGTCAAATCCCGCCCCCATGGATTTAACTACAGCGAGTATGAGGCTATTTCTAATATTGGGATTTATTTGTTTTGTAATATCTGTTTGACCTGTGTTAACTGAATTGATTAAATCAGTAGATAGATTGTTTATTACAGTATCGATAGAGGGTAAATTTAAGTCAGCCATTTAAGTTACGGTAAAGGTATTTACAAATAATTGATAGTTCCTACTTTGGGTTTCGTCAGTAGGAGTTACTTTAATATCTAAAGTGATGCGCTTCTTGGACGCTACAATTTCCACCTTAGCACTTACTGATGCTGTTTTTAATATATTATCTTCAATCATCCATTGTGTTCCGTCTGAGATAATAGTATCTTCTATATTAATTAAAGTGGAGTCTAATATCTTTTGTTGATCTGTGTAAAACCATAGCAAACTTCCCACCTCATAATTAGGTACTCTATTGAACTCGTTTGTGAAATGTCCTCTTCGTAGTCGTGGAGAACTTACTTGGGAAGGTGCTGCTCGCTTTTCCATTAGTACTGACATATAAAGGGCAGTATCTAAACCATCTGTTTGCTTTAGATCTCCATCTTCAAAATCTATATCCCACATGCCGTTTTCGGCTTGGATTAACGCAATATCTATAGACATAAGTATGAATAATTGTTTTTCAATTGTAAAAGGTCACATTCAAGAAACATCAGCTAACGGCCAACTGGCAAAAGTGGAGTATCTTAATAAAGTGTATGAGAATGTAAACCTAGTATACCCGTATGGGTTCTCATCGTCTATCCAAGGCAAGTCCAATCCTTCCAGTATGTGTTTGATATATAGGATTATGGATTCAGATACGATACTATACGCGACACCTTATAGGTACGATACCCAACCACTATTGTTAGAGAATGAAGTTGCTATTGGAAATTTTGTGGGAGGGGGAATGGTAGTATTTAAAGCAGATGGAAGTTTGGACATCACCTCCCCTACTAATATTACAGCTACGATAGCAGGGAATATTGCTTTAACAGTTACAGGCACAGTAACCGTATCAGCTACCTCAGTTATTTTAGGGGATGGGGTAGCCCCTGTGCTAAACAACACGGCCGCAATAACTGATTCTGTTGGAGGTGCCTGCTCGATAGTTTCTGCAGGTCAGACTAAAGTATTGGCTTAAGCAGTGTTTGACGCTATTGTTCCAGCTACCCCTGCTCCAATAACATTCTCGTATTGTCTGTTGGAGTAAGAGTCTTGATTGACTACTGTAAGTTGTGTGAAAGTTCCTTTTATACTTTTAATAT